CGGCGTCGGCCGTTGCCGGCGATCAGATCCTCGAACGACGTGCGCGGCGCGACATCGAGCAACGCGACGGCGGTCAGGGTCGCGGGGCTGCGCCGGATGGGCATGGGCGCGCCGCCCGAAAGGGCGCAGACGGCAGCGAGAATGGCGGTAACGGCATAGGTCGCGTCGGCGTCGGCGGCCGAGGTCGCCCGTCCGGTAAGGCTGGCCCGCGCCGGCTGGACGCGCCCGGCTCGCGCGATGATCGTGGCGCGCGCGTTGAGATTGGCGGCGACATTGACCCGGTACGTGGCAGTCGCCGCGACAAGCGCCCTCGCCTGCAACTCGGCAGACCCGGCGTGCGGCGCAGCCGATAGCGCGGCCGTGGAAAGCGGGGACTGGCCGAGCATGGCCTACCTCATGCGAAGGTGATGGTGAGCTGCCCGACCGCGAACTGGAGGCTATCGCCGGAATTGATGACCTTGGAGACGGCCAGCGCGCCGTAGAGCAGCATGTTGCCGCCGCTCGCCGCGTCCATGACCGCGATGTGGGTGATCGTGCCCCAATCGGCCGAGGCCGGCCCGAAGGTGACGGCTGCTGTGTTGGATGATGTGCCGGCGCTGGCATCCGCCGCAGCCATGCCGGGCGTGATCCCATACCGGGCATAGCCGCCCGCCGAAACCTCTGCCGACAGGCTGCCGGTCTCGCCCGGATCGGCCGTGAACAGTGCGAGATAGACGTTGGTCGGCATGGTGTAGGCCGCCTTGCCGAGCGTGTGGTCGAGAAGCTTCTTCTCCAGGTAGTTCGTCATCGCGGACATAGGCGCGCCTTCAAAAGAAAAGGCCCGCCGAAGCGAGCCTGTGAATGGTCTTCGTGCCTGATGGACACGAGCGTTCGGTTATGGCGTTCTCAACCACAGATGGATGAGGGGCCGTTATGCGTGGTTTTCTTCTTGCGGCAGCGACGTGCTTGGGGTTGTCGGGATGTCAAACAGTGACGCAGCAGCCTGACGAAGTAACCGAGATATATCGCCCCACAACCAAGGATAATTCGGCTATTGCTGACGCATTCGAGAAGGTCTTGAAGGACCCCGATAGCGCTCGCTTCCCCGTGATATATGCTAGGAAGGCCCAAAGCGGCCTCATCTACTACTGTGGCTTCGTGAACAGCCGAAACAGCTATGGCGGTTACGTCGGCAACCAGCCATTTTTCGCCATGGGAGACGATCGGTTCGTATCTGTCCAGAAGATCGGCGGGACTGAGATAGAGAAAATCGTCGTAACCGAGATGTGCCGCAGAAAAGGCTTCCCCCCTCTGGATGGCTAATCGGCCACCAGTTGAAATAGTGACCTTAGGGTTTGATCGCTTTTTGCATTCACATAATCGGGCAGGGACTGAACGATCAAAGCATCTCATGGCGCTTTGATCGTTGCTCGCCTCGCCGCCAGTCGGTCCGAACTGGCACCCCTCCGTTGTTCTGCCTCTGACGTTTCTCCGATCGTCTGTCGGGTCCTGTCGTCCGATGCGACGATGGTCTCCGCCAGTTTACGAATGTCGTCACGCAGGGCCCTTAACTCCGCGAGTTCGCCCCGATCGCTACGGGCGGCCCCTCCAGACGAAGCAGGCGCCCGTCCCGTCCGGTTGATCGTGTCGAGGATGGGATAGGTCTGGCTGGTGACGTGAGGGGCCTTGATGACCATCTCGCCGCCCGCAAGACCAACCATTCCGCCGTTCGCATGGCGAGCCAGAACGCTATCGACGTTCCAGATGCCGTTTGCGACCAAGCCACCGTCCTGGTAGCCAACGAGGCCGCCATTCACGAAGCCGGCCTGCTTCCAAGCCGTCATGAAGTGAGGCGCAATCCCCGCGTTGTAATAGCCATATTCCTGGCTCCACGCGTTGAACGCCTCCTCAAATGTGCCGCCCTGCTTCAACCACACGGACGCGCCGTTGAAGCTGAAAGTCCGTCCAGCGAGGCCGTTGCGATACTCCATGGCAGGACCGGCGGCAGCGGTGGCCGTTGCCGCAGGTGTTGATGTGACCGCAGGCGTTGGAGCGGGCTGCGCCGCTGCTGGCAAGTTGGCGGTCGGGTTGAGCGCCTGGACATACTGCTGCAACGAGATCACCTGCGCCGCGTCCCGTGCCGCCTGAGCGGCGTTGAGCGCGGCAATGGCTTCCGTCACCGACTTCACCGAGGTGTCGATCGCCAGCAGCGCGCCGTACTGAGACTTAGCCATGTCCAGTTCGGACATCGCCGCCGTCTCCGTTCGGCTCAAGACCTTCTGCACCTCGTCAAAGGCCGCGAAGTAGGCTTCCGACGATGCGTAGTAGCTCTTCGACTCGTCCAGGTAGCCCCGGCTGAGTTCGATCAGCTTGCCCTGCGCCTCGGCATCGCCCTTAGCCGCCTTTTCCGACGCCTCCCGGAACTTGGTCTGCGCTTCAAGCAGTCGCTCCTGCGGACCCAACGTCGAGAGATTGCTGTCGAGCCGAATGCTGTCCTTGAACGCCCGCAAGCTGTCCACGAAACTCATCACTCGCTCGAACGCCGTGCGCAGGTTACCCTGCGCCGTGGTCACCGCGTTATCGAGATCGGTCGTAGCCGTCCGCACTACCCCCGAAAGCTGAGGAAAGACCTTGACCAGTTCGGTCAGGCCATCAGCCGAAAGATCGGCCCCGTCCACGATCGCCTGCGCCTGTTTCTGGAACAGGGTCGGCAACAGGGAGGTGTCTGCGCCCAGCCTCGCCGCGTCCTCCTGCGTCGCGCGGAAGGTGTCGATGAGATCTCGGACCTTCGACATATAGCCCTTGCCGTTGAGGTCTGCGACCTGATCGGCAATGCCCCTCTCGAAGTCGGATCGCATCTTGCCCATGCCGGCGGCGAGATCCTCGCCTACGACGCGGGCGACGTCCTCACTGGTCAGCCCGAGCTTGACCAGTTCCGTGCGGAGTGCCGCCGCACCGCCCTCCAGGGACTGAATGCCGGACTGGACGCTGGTCAGCTTGTCCGCGCCACGAAGAACGGATCGCAGCTGCGCGACGCCAGCCTCTCGCGCCCGCTCGACCTCGGCAGCCCCCTCCCCGAACGACACCTTCGCGTCATCGACAAAGGTCAGCATCGCCTTGGCGGCCTCGCGGACCGCATCCCGCGCTTTGACCCAAGGGCCTTCAAGCCCCTGACCCGAGAGAAGGCCGCTTTCTGCTGCGCCGAAGCTGTCGCGAAAGGCTGCTTTCGTGCGATCCTGATAGGTGTAGCGATTGAGCCCCGTCTGCCAGAACTCGGCAGAGGAATTGCCGCTACCGAGCTTCCACGCCGCACCGCCGGTCTTCATGAAGTCGTTGAGGGCCTGATCGTCGGCCGCGAAGGCTGAGCGCAAGCCACTGTTGGGGCCGACACCATCCTTCATTCGGTCCTGATAGGCGCGGTATTGCGGAAGCATCTGCTCCCACTGCGCGGCCGCCTGCTTGTGAGCCTCCTCACGCTTCTTTCGGGCGCCGATGATGCCGCCGATGATGCCGAGGGCAGCGCCCCCGATCATCCCGATAGGACCCGCGATGCCGGCCAGGCTCGGGAAGGCCGTGGCGATCGATTGAGACGCGCCCAGGCCGCTGAAGATGCCGCCAATGCCGCCCGAGAGTGGCGAACCGGAGGAATAGCCGTTGCTGAAAGCTCCAATTGCAGCGCCAGCGACTTCCATCCCGGCCATGCCGCGCTTGCCGAACAGGCCTTCGCCGCTCCCGCGGGAGGAAGAATCGTAATCTGGGCGATCGTATGTCGAGGATTCTATGCCTTTTTGAACGCCCGCAGCCGTAGCCTTTTCGATTGTCCTCTGGGTCTCTCGCGGTGAGGCCGCGACGCTGCCGCTGTAGGTTTCGTAGGCCTCCTTCGTGTATGCGAGGCGCCCGCTATAATTATGCGCATTTTTGACGCCCTTTTCGTATCCGGAGGGGCGCTCGAAGCTGATCATGGCCTCGTTGGCCTCGAAATAATCCCGCGCGGCGAGCAAGCGCTTGTAGGCCGCGCCCTCCGTCGTGTTCAGTTCCTTCCAGACGAACTCCAACTGCGCGTTGACGTCCGAAAGGTTCTGGCGTCCCCCGATGTAGTTGAAGAGGCTCTGCTTTCGATCATTGTGCTGAAAGAGGCCGAACGCCTGTCCGTTGTCGCCGACGGCAGTGGGATTAAAGGAGCTTTCGGCTTTGGCCTGCCCCATGATCCCGGCGATCTGGTGCGATGCAAGCCCCTTGGCCGCAAAGAAGTCCCAGATTTGCGCCGGCACCGACTGACGCGCGACGGATGCAGCCTTCGTAGGCGAGAAGCCGTCTCCCGTTACGATCGGAGGCAGAGCGGTGCGGGTGACCGCTCCAACCGGAGCGGCAAGCGTCCGCTCCATGGCCATACCGCTACCGTAGGCCGGAATTTGGGACGCGGCTTGTGTGATAGCGCCGGCAACGCTGGGCGCGCTCGCCCCACCTTTGCCGAGCAAGCCACCGAAAACCTGATCGAAGCCTTTGGACGCGAGCTGCTGAGCAAAGCGTCCAAAGGTGCTCGACAGCGCGTCCATGATGCCGCTGCCCGACGAAAGAGCCTCGAAGAACCCCTGCGCTGCGTCTTTCAGCCCATCGAACACCTTCTGCTGCTTCATCAGCGCATCGTCCATGTCGGAGATTTGCTGGGCGTTGGTGACATAGGTTCGGCCCCACTCGCTGTTCAGGTCGATCCCCTGGCGCCGGAGTTCAGCCTCCGCCTGCAGAGTGACGACAGCCTTGCGGCGCACGTCGTCGTTCTGGCCGATCAGCCCCGCTTCCATCTGGAGCCGGCGCAGTTCTTCTTCCTGACCATCGAACAAGCTTTTGCGGGCGCCGACCTCCAGCGCCTTGAGGTCGAGATCACGCGCTTCGGTGAGCGAACGGACAGCCGCCTCCGACCCTTGGGCGAGTTCGATCTGGCGGGCGTATTGCGCGTTGATCGCCGCGATCTGGCCGGCGTAACCGTCCAGGCCGGCCTGCGCATAGGCATCCTTCGACGATCGAAGAGCCTCGGCCGCAGATTCCGCCGCCTCAGCATAGACCATCTGCGAGGCAGCCGCCGCGTCCGCTGCCACCTTCTCCTGATTGATCCCCGGAATGGTGAGGTTCAGCCGCTCGCGCTCGGCCGCAATCCGGGCGCGCTCGGCGACGGTGCGTGCGCCGAGCTGCTGAATGTCGAGCTCACGTCCCTTACGGGCGCGCTCGTCCTGCACATCAAGCTGGCGGAGCGCCTCGTTGTAGCGCTGCACATCCTTGGGGTTGAGCGGCCCCATGGACGTCGACTTGAACTTCTCGAACGCCTCGTTGATGCGCTGGCGCTCGGTCTTGAGCGTCTCGAGATCGAAGCCGGCACCGCGGAACTTCTCGTAGGCCGTACCGGCCTTCTCCGCGTCGTCCGCCGCCTGCTTCGCGATGCGCAGGTTATCGAGTCCATCCTTCAGCTGCTTGATCTTGGCTTCCGCGTCGATCGCGGCGTCGGTCAGCTTGGTAACTTCATCGATCGTGCCATGAAGATAGCGTGGCACCTCGCCGGTCGCCTGCAGCCGGTCCAGTTCCTGGCGAAACTCGGATGCGGACTTGGTGCCGTTGACAAACTCGGCGGCCAGATCCTGCAGGTCGCGCACGTCGACCCCGCCACTGAGGGTCTGGATGGCGTCTTTTCCCCAATTCAGGGGGTTGAAGCCAACGCCGAAGAACGCGGACTGGCCGACGCCTTTGCGCGCCTGCTCCGTCGCGTCGATCTGGCGTTGTTGTTCGGCGGCGAGACGATCCCGAAGCATGTCGGGACCCATGGTCAGGGATCGATTGACGCCCTGCTCGATGACATCCGCCAGGTCGGCATTGCCGCGCCGAATGTCCCGCAGGGTGTTGGCGAACTTCTCCGCCGACGCATTGACGCGATCGATACGGTCCTGAACCTTCGGCCACATGGCGAGCGCGACGGCGCCGGCCGCGCCGAGCACACCGATCGCAATGCCGACAGGCCCCAATCGCGCCCCAAAGGCGAGGACCGAGTCCCCGATCACCTTCAAAGCGCCCTTCACGCCTCCGGGACCGTCGCCGAGCGCTTGCACGACTTGGCCGCCCTGAGTGGCGAGGACTTGGAACGGCGACGAGCCCGACAGGAGCATCGTCGCGGCATCGTTCAGCTGGTACCCAAGGTTCTGGACCTGATGGCTCGACAGCCGAGCCTCGTCGCCAACGCCGCGCAGGTTGCGTGCCGAGTGGTCGAACTCGCGGCGCGCCTTGCTGGTCGCAAGCGCCAGTTCGTCGCTCGTGATCGCTCCACGGCGTGCCATCGCCTGGTAGGACTCGAGCTTTTCGTTCAGCCGGGCATGGGCTGCCGCAAGGGGGTTCAGTTCCTCACGCAGCTGCGCGACGGCACGCGCTTCCTTGTCGGCAGCCTGCGCGCCCGCATCGTATTTCCGTGCGATCTTCTCGCGCGCCGTCGCATAGCCGCCCGCAATCCTGATGCCGGCATTCTCCAGCATCGTGAGTTCGCTGAGTTCACGCGCCATGTTGCGCGCGGAGGCATAGGCGGGGTCGATCGAGGCCCTTAAATTGTCCAGCATCGCCGCATGGCGGGAGGCGGCTTGTGCCGCCCTATCCTGCTCGGCGGCCAAGGCCTGCGTCTCGCGCGCGGCCTCGCTGTCGGCCAGCTGGTGAAACCCGTTGATCGCCTTACGCACGGCGGCCGACATTTCGTCGGTCGAGATCGTGCCTCGACGCGCCATCGCCTCATAGGCGCCGACCTGCTGCAGCATCTTGGCGTAGGCCGCGCCGAGAGGGTTCAATTCCTCGCGCAGCTTTTCGGCCGCGCGGGCCTCCTCCTCGAACACCTGCGCGCTGTCGCGCGCGGAGGACGAGGTTCCAGACCGAACCCCCATGAAGGAGCTGAACTTGTCATGATTGGCGCCGGCCGACGCCTTGGAGTTGGCGGCGTTCTGATCCTCGCGTGCCTGCCGGATCATATCGGCCTGAGCGGCCTTGGCCTTGGCCGCCGCCTGAGCCGTCTCGTCGTATTTCAGAATGATGCGGTCGAGCGCCGCCGCGTAGCCGCCGGCAATCTTGATGCCCGCGCTTTCCAGCTGCGCCAGTTCATCGACCTCGCGCGCCATTCGGCGCGTCGCGTCGTAAACGCCATCATGGGATGCCCGCAGATCGTCCAGCGCGGCCGCGCTACGTGCGGCGGCCTGCGCGGCGCGCTCCTGAGCGGCGGCCAGCGACTGCGCCTCGCGCGCCGCCTCTCGGCCGGCCACGGACGAGGCCTGCATCGTCCGGACATATTGCTCGAGGACGTGATCGGCCTCAGCCTGCGTGGTGATGCCCCGGCGGACGGCCGCGTCCGCGTCCAGCATGGCCTGCTGGATCTTCTTCATGAGGGTGACGTGGGGGTCCGCCACCGCGCGGAGCTTTTCCCACGCTTTGGCCGCGCCCGTCACGGTGCCGGCCGCCGTCGTCATCGTGGTGGATGTCTGATCCATCGCGTTGCGCAGGGCGTTGTCGCGATCAAGCATGCGATCGATCGCGGCCTGCGCCACCTTCATGGCGCGATCGTAGTTCGCAGTCCCCTGCTGGGCCCCACGCGCATCAACGACAAGTTCGGTGACGATGACGTTGCTCATAGGGGCTCCAGGAGGCGCAAGGGATCAGTTCCCCGGCACCTCGCCGGAGAACCGCGTTTCAGTTTTGGCGTCCCGCTTCGCGATGGCCCCAAGAAAGGCCGCGTCGCAGTCCTCGATGACCTCGATTTCCCAAGGGGAGAGCGCGGAGCGGGTCAGCCGCACGAAGGCGTCGATGTCGGGCCAGGTGATCGGACTGACCCCGAACCCGCCGGACGATCGACGGTTATGAAGGCGGGTGAAGATGTCCCAGAGATACCGTCCTGCCAGCGGAAGCGCGTCGGAATGGAGTTCGGACTCCAGTTCCTCCCGCTTCTCGGGCGTGCGGGCGCGCTTCAGGAGCCCTTCGATGGTCTCCCTATGGCTGACGCCCGTTTCCGGGTCGATCAGTCCGAGTTCGAAGTGGCGCTCGGCGAAGCGTCGGACGTCTTCGCGGAGCCCTTCGTAAAAGACCGCTCATCCGTCATGAACTCGACGACCTGAGCGAACACCCAACCATAGTTGGGGTCCAGCAGCATCTGGAACGCAGCTTCTTCGCTGAACGCGACCGGACCGCCGGGACCAAGCTTCACAGGTGTCCAGTCGAGGATGCGCGCAACGATCCAGGCGACGTTCTCGCGGCGCACTTCATCGACTTCGCGCTCTTCCGGCTTGAACTTGCGGTTATTGATCTGAGCGGCTTCGATCTGACGCTGGCGGCGCAGGTTCTTGCGCGAATTCTCTTCGGCGTAGGCAACGGCCTTCGGATGGCTCGGGCCCGCGAAGGTGATGGTCCAGCCGGTGCCGTTCACGCCGCCGGGGGCGAGGATCTCGAGAAGTGCCGTATCGGTCGGAACGAAGGCGGAAAGGTCGACGATGGCGTTCATAGTTCTGTCCTTTGTCGAAAGGAAATGGATCGGGCGGCGCCGACACGCCGCCCGCTGTCGCGCGCGCTACGAGGGGCCCGTGTGCGGCGGGCATCTGGTGAAGGTCAGTCGGCCGTCGCGGGCCGCGTCTCGACCTTGATGCCGGTGAGATCGTCGGCTTCGGCGGCGTCGCGCACGGAACCGGTCTCGCTGATCAGGATGGCGAGCAAGTCTTCCGGTCGGCTCGGCCAGGTGACCGCGAGCCCGACCGCGCGGGCCGCGTCCAAGGCATCGTAGAGCGCGTCGGCCGCCTTGCGGACAGCCGCCGCCTTCGGATGCTCGGCATCCGGCTTCTTTTCGGCCATGGTGGCCTCCATTCATGGGGTTGAGGATGGCAGGCGCAGGCGCGCCGCCCGGCTCGGCGTCCGCGTCAGGCGGCGGACGTCTGCATCTTGACCATGACGGGGTCGAAGGCCCCGCCGCGGTCGTCGGTGCCGATCATCAGCGCCAGCTGCTGTGTGCGCGGGCCGTCCGAGCCGAGTTCCGACTTGGTAGCGCTCGAAAGGGTCAGATTTGGCACGTAGAAGGAAATGAAGTCGCGCGGCTCGCTTTCGTTCTCCGTGAACAGAAGATGCAGCGACAGCTGATCCTCGTTCAGGAAGTTCTTCACGCGGCTGACGTCGTTGCGCAGCGCGGTCAGCGAACCCTCGACGGTCGCGAGGTTGGTGAACACGTCCGGCGTGACGTTCGATCCGACCACCGGGAAGCCGGCGGCGTTCAGATTGATCGAAAGGCTCGCCTGGCTGATGTCCAGAACATCGCGGTCGCCAAGCCGGATCACCGCTTCCACCGCCGTCATGCCGAGCGAGACGGTCGTGGTCGCCGCAGCGAAATAGGGAGATTCCGCGCCCTCCTTCACCTGCATGTCCTGCCCGACCAGCGAGAACGTGACGGTCGCCATGCCGTTCGGCTGTAGGTTCAGCTGCATCTGGCCGACGCGCACGCCGGTGAAGACTTCCGAGCCGTCGATGTCGATCTCGGCCTCCTCGACCGCGAACGAGCGGGGCGTGACGCCCTGAAGCAGCTTTTTGGGCCGGGCCAGGCCGACGCCGGTCTGGGCCGAGCCCACCGTCACGGGCGCCTCGGCCACCGTCATCACCGTCGCCGTAAGGCCGACGACGCGCAGATTGCGGGCGTTGTTGGCCGTGGTCGAGAAGGCGGAGAAGCGCACGACGTCGCCGACGCGCAGGCCGTCGCTAATCCACGAGCCAGCCGAGCGTGTGAACGTCTTGGCGGTGGCATCGGCCGTGACCGACAGGCCGGAGAGCGCCAGCGGCGTGTCCCACGTCCCCCGGAACACGGCCGCGAAGAGGTCGTCGAAGGAACCGAGGCTGAGATCGGCGGTGTAGCTGCCCGAAACGCTCTTCGAGCCGTGGCGGCCGCGCGTCTGCTGGCCGTCGCGGCGGTTCTCGCCCGATCGGATCGGCTCCTTCGAGAGCGCCACGGAGCCGCTGTTGGCACGGAAGGATTTGCCACCCGTGTTGTCGGGCAGCACGCCATAGCTCGCTTCCGGCTTGACGTTCACGAGGATATTTCGGCCGGTCTGATAGCCCACGGCTCGTCTCCAATGTTGGGAAGGCGCCATGCGCCGGGTCAAAAGCCCTGCATCAAGGATCGTGGCGGCCGGGCTTGCCGTCCGCCGTCACCCGCGATGCAGGTACTCGAATGGGATGGTCGCGGTGACGCGCCACCAGTTCTTGTCGTCCGTGGCGGGTCCGCCGCCATCGATGCGCGGCGCCCAAGAGCGCACGCAGCAGCCGGGCGTCTCCCGGTAGAATTCGGCCGCCCGGAAGATTTCGCCGGCCTCGGTTGCCAGCGCCTTAGCCGGCGCCGCGCCGATGCCCACCGGAACGAAGACGTGGATGGTGATGAGGCCGAGATATTCCCACAGCTGATCGCCCGGCCGGCCGACGCCGCGCAGGTTGCTTGTGGAGACGCCAGTCTCGAAAAACACCCACGGCTGGAAGTCGCCGTCCGAGTTCGCTTTGTCGATCTCGGGCCCGTTCGGGAGGGCGATGGGCGTGCGGCTCCAATTCGCCTGAAAGCGCGTGAGGATCGCGGCCTCAGCGCCGGCAATGTTCGCCATTATCCGAGTTCCCCGATCCAGAGCGCGGGATAACGGGCGTCGGACTGGTCGAATGCACCACCGCTGCCCGTGCGAATGGCCCCGCCGTTGGCGCGCCCGTCCGCAATTCCAATCCACGTCCACCCGACATTGGCGATGTTGCCAAAGCGGCGGTGCACGATCCAACTGGCCTGCGCGTAGACTTGGTCCGTGCCCGGTACGCGCATCTTCATCGAGCCGTTTTCGATGACGCGCGAATACGGAAGGAAGCTGGAGATATAGATCTCCTCGCCCGCCCGACGCCGGCGCAGGTTCTTCACGGCGCGGCCGCGAATGAACATTGTGTGCGAGTTTCGATAGTCACCGCTCAAGACGGGACTGAGATCGAAGAGCGTTTCCATGGCAAACTGTGCCACCATGTCGAGCCGCTCGTATTCGTATTGGATGACGCCGAAGTCCTTCACCGTCTCCTCGGCCGCGCCCTCACGCCCGTCCACCCAGCGGCGGAAGCCACCCGGGCGCGGAACGGTGCTCATGATCTTGGCGTGCTCGCGCTTGGCGGTCTCGACCAGGGCGCGCTGCGTCGCCTCGAGCGTTGCCGCCCGCGCGATATCGATCGCGGTGCGCACATTCTGCAGCTTCGCCATGATCAGCCCCGAACCGCGAACTCGTAAGCGATCAGCACGCCGCCGACGCGGCGCGTCTTGTCGTTCGGCGGCCCGACGATCGTCATGGTCCTGCCGTGGACCAGAATGCGGTCGCCCTTCTCGAAGGGCGGGTCAAACGTCACGTCTTCGGCCAGCACGACGACCTTCAGATCGGATTGCTGGATATCACCCACGATCTCATCGGCGCGGAACGTGGTCACCCTGGCACGCACGCTGATGTTCCGGCCGGTCGGGCCGGTCCCACGCCGAAACGTGACGGTCTCGCCGCTCTTGGCGAATTGCCGACGATAGGCGCGCTGCTGAGCGGCCGCTGCGGACGGAACGGCGCTCATGACCACACCCGCAATGGCGCGAGCAGGTTGCCGATCGTCCGCTCGATCGCCTCGCTGACGTCCTTTGAAACGGTCCAAGTGGTCGAACCAACGCCGTTCACCTGCTCCTGCTCGATGAAGACGTCGTCGCGATTCATGGATCGCAGCATGTTGGTCGAGAGGATCACAGCTGCCTTGGCGTTGGCGGGCACCGCCGGGGTTTTGGTGCCATCGTAACCTGCCCGCCAGCGCAGAACGACCTCGCCAGCAGGAGCGCCATCTGGAACACGCAGCCGGCCGACCGACGAAACCGTGATGCCTGGAACAAGAACACCGTCCACGCTCGCGGAAACGAGTTCCAGGAATGGCGGATAAGGCAGTTCGCAGGGCCATTCGTCGGCCGTGAGTTCGAGCGTCTGCGGACCGAGCGCGCGGCCCAGCCAGCCGGTCGGTCCGTCGATCTCGGCTTGAGCGGCCGAGATCATGAGAAGGAGAAGCGCGTCGTCGGTATTCCCGCCCGGAATGTCGGCCGGCGTGGCGATCGGCGCGGGAGGGACGATAACGGCGACGCGCACGCTCAAGAGGCCTTCTTCGCGGGGCGCTGCGCGGCCTTATTATCCGGCTCGTCGGCCTTCTTGTTTTCGGCCTCGTCTGCCACCTTGGCCGCGCCATCTTCGCCCGTATTGGCGTTGGTGATAGCCAGAAGGCGTGCCTGTTCAGCCTCGACTGCCCGGTCGGCGGCGGCCTTGGCTTCTGCGACGCGAGCTTCCTCGGCCGCAATCGCCTCGTCCGCGTTCGTTTTCGCGAGCGCAACACGCGCCTCTTCGGCCGCGACGGCCTGCTCGGCGGCGTCTTTGGCGGCCTGCAAGCGTGTCTCGGCATCGGAAAGAACCGCGGCAAGCGCGTCGTTCGAGGTTTCGGCCTGCAGCGCGTCGCCCATGGCGCGGACCAAGCCGCGGCCGCTGAGTTCCTTGTAGCGATCCTGCGAAACGCCAAACGGCTCGCTGGTCTCGTCCTTATAGCCCTCGACGCCCTCGAACGGGCGCAAGGCGCGAACCATGAGATCGGTCATGATATCCTCTCAGATGAAGGGGAAGCCGGCCGGAAGCGGGCTTCGCTTGTCGAAAGGCTGTCAGCCGATCAGGACGGGTTCACCTGCCCCTGCACGAAGGCCTCGGGACGATAGGTGGCGAGCGCGACGCGCTCTTCGGCGCGGATCGTCATCATGTTGCGCTCGAAATCGTCCGAGTTCTCGGTCGAAAGCAGGACTTCGATCTCCATACGATCGAAGATCTGCGCGGCCATGTCGAAGGCACCGGTCAGGAACCGGTTCTGCGTCATAGCCGGCGTCGCCACCACAGGCAGGTTCCACAGGGTCGGCGAGGTGCCGTCCTGGGGATTGCTGATGATGTAATTGCCGCCGGCATCCTTCAGCATTTCGATCGTCGCCCAATCGATCGGGTTCAGAACGTAGGCGGACGCCGGATATTCCGCGAGGATCACCTGCAGGATGGCGATGCGCAGGCGATCGATCGCGGTCGGCGAGGCGACGGCCGCCATACCAGTCGGAACGGCGAAGGCCGTTGCCTGCGGCACGAGACCGAACAGGTTCTGGCCGGTACCATCGCCGAACAGGAACTGAAGTTCTTCCTTGAACTCGAGGCCGTAGGTGGCGCGACCATCGATGTAGGAGCGAAGGGCCGGCGCGTCGTCCATGATCTGACGCGAGGCCTTGAAGATGTGCGCGAGCGTGCGAACGTTCGCCGTCTTCAGTTCGAACGTGATGTCCGACTTCGGCTTGGTCGCGCCTTCGGCGACCATCGCGGCGTTGTTCGTGAAGCCCGTTTCGACCGGATATTCGATCGAGGCGGCGCCCGTCTCGCCGGGCATCAGAAGGTCGCGAATGCGCATGCGCCGCTGGGGCGGCGCGACGATCGAGCCTTGTCGATCCGCTGGCACGAGCGAGTTGCCCGGGCTTCGGACGGTGCCGACCGTGCCGTTGCCGCTGGTGATATCCTTGCGGCTCATTTGGACGCGCAGCGCCTTGCGGGACGAACTCGTCATGCCGCCGGTCTTGAACGCCTCATCGTCGATGACGAGCTGACCGAGCGACTTGCGCTCGACTTCACCCTCGCCGGGCTCGCGGGCGCCCTTCTGCTCGAGTTCGGCAACGCGGCTCTTCATCTCGTTCATGCCGAGAAGGGCTTCGTCGATCTGCTCCTTGAGAGCTGTCGAGAGGCTGTCGCCCTTCTCCAGCCGCCCCTTCACCTCCTCGGCGAAGTTCTTCACCGTATCGGTGATGGCGCCGAGCTTCTGGCTTAGGCCGACCAGTTCGCCGTCACCGCCCCCGCCGGAGCCGCCGCTGTTCTTGCGGCCGCGCTCAAAGGCCAGCGGATCATGCACGGCGCCGAGCGCCATGACGCCGGCCGAAAGAACGTGAGTGAGGTCGAGATGGGACGCGACGGACAGGGCGGGCAGCGTTGCCGCATGCGCGGCATCGGGGCCGAACAGGCCAAACGTCGTCAGCGCGACCGCCATCAGGACGGCCGCGAACAAAGGAATTCGCATGGAATGCTCCGTTTAGAGACTGGGGAGGGAGAAGCCGTCGAGCATGGAGTTCATGCGCTCGATCGCGGCCTGCTTTTCGCCGGCGCCCTCGGACTCGCTCCGGAGCAGATGCGGAAGACCACGGTTGGCGACCACCGCAGCCTGCGTTTTCGAGAAGCCTGCCTCGCGCAGGAGCCGCTCAAATTCGGAAATCGTGGGAAGCTGGCCGTGCGCCAGCTTCATCTTGATGGCGTCAACGCGCGCCTCGTCGTTCGCCGGGAACGTCACGAGCGAAATTTCGACCAGGTCGAGCTTCGTCAGCGTGCGAACGCCGGTCTTCTCATCGTAGGAGGACTCACGCACCCAATAGCCGATCGACAAGCCACTCACGGCGCCAACGCGCATCAATGCGTGCGCTTCCTTCGCCAAGGCCAAATCCTCGATCAGAAGGCGCGCGGTGCCGAAAAGGCCCTTGGTATCCTCGGCGAGTTCATCCCAGACGCCGATCGGCTGACCGGAACGGTGCTGCCAGAGCACAGGAACCGGCCGGCCCTTGGCCTTGATTTCTGCAAGGCTCTCGGCAAAGGCGCCCGGCGCAACGATCTCGCCATAGCTGTCGACGACGCCGAACACCGAACCGTAGCCCTTGAACGTTCCGCCGTCCTCGACGGCTTTCACTTCCAGGTCGAAGTCGCGAACCTTCAGCGAGGCGTGCTTCTGTTTCATTGCTCATCCTCCAGCGGAGGCCCGCCGTTGTGACCGACCATGGCGCTCTTGACCGCGTCCGCGATCACGTCACCGATGCCGAGCCAATTCATGAAGGCCGAGCGCGCCTGCTGGTCGCCGCCGGCCGTAATCGCCCCAAGCTGGTCCAGCGGGACGAGGTTCGATTGCACGGTAAGGACGTCGCCCCCCGGCATTGGCGGAAGGTTCTCCTTCTGCCGGATTTCGTTGCGGGTCCGGATGCCGTTCTGGGCCATCACGTTCCAGATCGCCGCGCGGCCGGCGCTGTCGGCGCGCATCAGACCGTCAAGCACGAACTCGGCGTAAACGTCGGCGCGTTCGGCCGGCCCAAGCAACTGCTTCTTCACCGCTTGCTCGATGCGCGTCAGGTAGGGGCGCAAGGAGAATGTCAGGAAGCCGATCATCTGCTGTTCGAGGCCGGTGCCCCAGCTGGTGGTCTTCTCGGTGTGCCCGATCATAAACGGGGGCACCCTGAACCACCGGCAGAGTTCTTCGACGGCGAAGGCGCGGCATTGGAGCAGCTGCAGGTCTTCCGGGGGAAGCCCCTTGGTTTCCTTCCAATCCATCCCCTGTTCGAGGATGCCGGCTTTCGCTGTCGCGTTCGGACCGGTGATCGGGTCGATGAAGGTCTCGCGAAGATCCTTCTTCTGATCCTTCGTCGTCTTCGTCGGCACGATCAGGAAGCCGGCCGGCCGGGCTCCGTTGCGCATCGCGCTTGAGGCCGCGTCGTCGGTGTCGATCGAGAGCGCCAATGTGCGTCGAGCATAACCGACTGGAGAAAGGCCGACGTCGCCCCCGATACCGAAGCCCCGCACATGAAACATGCGGGCCTCAGACACCTGACGACGCTTCGTCTTGTCGATCACCGTGTAGACGCGCGCCCCGGCCTCGTTGCGCTCGACCTTCACCTTGTCCGGCACAAGAAAGTTCAAAGCGACGATCTGGCCCGTGCCGTTGCGCTTGATCTCGGCGTAACCGTTGCCCCAGAGAGCGAGGGACGCGATGATGGCCTCCCAGAACTCTGCCGCTGTCATGTCGGCGTTTGGGCTGTCGTGCAGAATCGCGTAGAGTGGATGGCTGCCGTCGACCTCACGCCCGCCTTTCTTGTCCTTCCGGTAGAGAAGGAGGGGCAAGGTGCCGATCGTCTCGGACAGAAGGCGAGTGCAGGCCCAGACCGTTCCCAGCTGCAGCGCGGCGTCGATGGTGACCGGACGCTGCCCCTCTCGCGGGCCGTCGGCCGGCGCGCCTTCGCTGCGGCGGACCGGGCGCCAGAAGCTCCCGAACCACTCGCTCAGCCGAAATGTCGCCATCAGACCACCACCGCGTTCTTGATCAGATCGTCAATGTCGATCGATCCCCCGCCCATTTCATTGGTGGCCGCGCCGACACCCATGGCGATCGTCACCATGCCGTCGATGCGACCGCGTGAGCGCTTCTTGTCGAAGGCCCGGTTCTTCATTCCGTCCGAGGTCACGTAAGCGTTGGCCGCGCAGGAATAGGTCAGCGGCGACCGTTCGATGACGATCGTCTTCGTCAGGATCCGATCTTCGAGCTTCTCGATCGACCGCGGCATGCACAGCTGCTTGTCCTCGAAAGCGACGCGCGTGCCTTGGGCGTGCGAAACGAGCTTGAGCCCGTATCCTTCGGGCTCGCCTAGCCCTTTGTATTTCCAGGTCTCGAAGCCGATCCGCTCGCAGGCCGCCTCGAAATCCGCCATGCCGGCGACGTCGAAGGCCAAGAACTGGACGTCGTGGGCCGAGCAAAGCTCGGCGACCTGAGCGGCGACGAAGGTCTTGTCGATCACCGCGCCGTCGACGGGCGTCAGATAGCCCTGCTCGACCCAAAGGTCGTAGGGAGCTTGATCCTTACGCGCCCGGTCGGCCAAGCCGTCCTTCGTCGTCCAGTACCAAGTCTTCACATAGAGCTTATCGTCAGGACCTAGCCAGACGGCCGAGAGAGCCGTCAGGTCGTTCTTCTGCGACAGGTCCAGCGACAGCCAGCACTTGCAGCCCTTGAGCTTCTCCACATCGACCGAACCCTGAACCGCGTTCCAGGCCTCTTCGGCGATCCAGAACTCGGAAGCGCCGATCGGAATGCCGAAGTAAAGGCGCTTCACCGATAGCGCGGTCGAGAGAATCTGGCGGGCCGTGTTGACCTGCCCGCGAATGTTCTCGATCGGGAACGTGATGCCTAGCGCCGGCAGCGCCTTCTGCCAGCACGCCTCATTATCGAAGACGTTCTCGCGGTCGGCCTTATCGACGCGAGCGATGAACGAGAAAGCTTCGTCGTCGCGGATCTCGCCGCGCGCCACCTTCTGGTAGAACTCGCTGTAGTCGGTCCCGACAAACTGTGTCGAGGCCGGTGTGTTCGTGCCCAGCATCATCAGCGCGTCGCCAGGCATCTTCGCGATGGCCGCGCGCCAGATTTCCAGGCTCGTGTTCGACTTGAACTCGTGGATTTCGTCGGCGCAGACCAGCGTCGGCTTCGGTCCGGAGGGTGCGTCGCCGTTCGCGAGCGCCTGAAACAGCGAGCCCGTCTCCGGGTGCTCGATCTTCCAGGCGTTATCGCCCTCGCCTCGAATAATGACCTCGCCCCGCGCTTCCAGCGTGTCGCCGTCGTCCAGTTCTTCACCGTCCTCGACCGGGATCGGCGCGCGGCACATGGCGGCGGCATCCTTGAACAGGACGTTCGCTGTGTTTTTGTCCTGCCCGATTGCGAAGACCTTCGCGCGCGGCACGCCGTACCACGCCATCATGTAGAGGCCGATGCCAGCCATAAGCGGCGACTTCGCCTGTCCCTTGCCGGTCTCCATCCAGGCATTGCGCCAGCGCATCCGATCCACGGCCGTCCGCCAACCGAAGAGCGAACCGATGGTAAAGACGTGCCAGGGCAGCGGATGGAACGGCTTGCCGGCCTTCGCGCCCTCAGTGATGGAGAGAACTGCCGGAAAGAACGCCAAGGCCCGCGAGGCCCTTTCAGGACGCCAGTAGAGCCCGCGCTTCTCGCCGTCGCGGATGTCTCGGAGTTGTCGCTCGCAGGTTAGCCGGACGAGATCGCCGGCAACGATGTCGCCATCGACGACGGCCTGCGCCCAAGCCGTCGTCGGATCATTTGGCCACCGGTCGGAGGAATGCATCGGATGCCCGTTGCGTCTTGGGCTTCTTCACCACTTTGGCGGCCTTGCCGCGGCGAACCGGCGGGATGCCGAGTTCGACCTCGAGGATGCGGATTTCTTCACCGGCCTGACGCATGACGGTCCACGCCGGGCTGATCTGGGGGACGCCGGTCCGCTTGGCCTTCACGATCGTGCCGATCTCGGCAACCTGACGCGAGGCGCGTTCGAACTGGACGCGGTAGAGCACCATGCGCTCGATCATGTGAGCATTGGCGAGGGTGATCGTCTGAGCCTCTTGAAGCTCGCGAATGATGCGGCCCCACTCATCATGGGCCAGCGCGACGTCGAGCACGTCAGCGAAGACTTGTTCCCAATCCGGCTCCGGCGGGGTGCCTTCGCCGCCCAGTAGCGCGGTCAACGTCATGGTTCATCCCCTACGGGGATGGCGAAACCCCCCTTTCAAAATTTGCTCTCAGTGCGAAGGAAGGGACCCATGCGGTCTAGCCCCCTACGCCCCCAGACTTTCGACC